TGTAAAATTTGCTGATGTAAAACTTGTAGTAGTGGGTCCTGGTGTTGTAACACCTGTAAATATAATATAATCACCAACTGCAAGTCCATGACCTGCTTTATTGATAGTAACAGTTGCAGATCCTGTCGTTGATGTATAAGTACATGCAGTTAATGCTGTACCAAGGGGTGTAATATCGTAAAATGCACCTTCATAATAAATAGCTAATATTTTATTAGTTCCAATAGCTGCATATTTATTCCCACTTAAATCTGTCCATGTGTGCTGGGCTCTTGCAACACCTGCTAGTGTTTCAGGTGTTAATTGTTGCCAACCACCTATTTTCTCAGGGTATCCATAACGAAAACGAATAAAATCACCATCAATCCACTGACCTTCTGCGGCAGTTGCGGTATCTTGTTTGTTAAATCCAGCTTTTATGGGTATCTTTTTTAAAGGCATAAGGGTTCTTATACCTCATATCTATATAATTAACAATAAAGAGTTAATTAAGAAGAGGTAGTGTAATCTTTATAAAAATCAAAGTTATCTAAATCTATAGAGGTTTTCATTTTGTATGAGTATTTATGATATTCTTCTATTGGAATACTAGGATCATTATTATTTCTTATAACATAAAATCCATCTTTAATTTCTTTACCCCACATACCACTTTGCATGTGTTTAGTTTTGAATTCTTTTTTATAAGATAAAGGTTCATGATTAAAATATTTATAAGGAAGTATGTAGATTGAATGTTTATTCTGTTTTACACAATCAGACAACATTAGTGGACCTGATATAAGTCTTACTAAATTATCATTTTCATCAGCTTCTTTTTTAAAAGTAGTATTTAGATTAGGTTTTAATTTGATTGTTTTTGTTCTATGTAAAGTCAATTCATAACAATCTATCCAAAATGGATGATTGGGAACAGATGCCATTAAGGAATTTTGAACTAATTCATCACCAATCGATTCCACTAAAAAGATATTTCCTTTTAATTCATCATAAAAATTATCATAACAATATACGTCCATATCAATATAAATTCCACCATAATAATGAAGTAATAGATATCTTACGCAATCTAATTGAAATATATGCCCTGGAAAATTTTTATACTCTTCATAAATTTGAGGGTATTTTTCTTTAACAAAATTATCTAAACTATCATCATCCCAAAATTTATATTCAAAATCTTTAAAGTGTTTTAGAGTAGATTGCTGACAATGTTTCCAAATAGGGTGCCATTCATCTTTATTAGCATAAGCTGTCTGATGAATTATTTTTGGAATCATAATATTATTTACTTTTTATCTCTGTATTTTTTAACGTAATTTTTTGTTTTAATTCTTCATTAAATTGTTCATTCCAATCTACGACTATTTTTACAAGATTATTTCCAAAATGTTTTAAATATTCATCGGAAAGATGTAGTTTACCATTTTTAAATAATAAAAATCTTTCTCTCCAAGAAAATTCTATATCACAAGATCCGTTTTTGTATTGTTTAAATTTCATTTTATATATATAACGTTTTCATTTTCTTCTTCAAAACCCGTTGCACAAAAATTAAAAGCAATAGTGATTCTGTCTTTAGTATAATTAAATTTTTTAACTTCATGTTCTAAATGACCATGAAATAAACAAAACCTGCCTTTTTTCTCAGATATTGTTACATCATACTGTGGAAAATAAGTGCCAGGTCCAGGTCCATCAGTTAAATATAAAATTCCAGAAAAAGCAGTACTTACCGTATGATTATGTATTTTAGCATAATCATTTTTGTTATAAATATTAGCCCAAGCGTTTTGTATTAAAAAATTTTCTGTATAAATATAATTAATTTGTTTTTTTATTAATTTTAAAAAATTATGAAAATTTTTATTTCCATTTAAAAAATTAAATTTTGTATGTTTTCCAATGACATTTGTATGTTTAGGATAATATTCTTTATTTTCACAAATATCTTTTAATAAATTATTAAGAATTAAATCATCCTTTACTTCATCTACAAGAATAAATGTATCTAATAAAATATCTTTTCTTAAAATTTCTATCATTTTATATAAATATTATTTCCTATTACGATTGCATCAAGTTGTGTATTTTGAAATAATTGTAATGCTTGAAAAGGTTTTGAGCAAATTGGAGATCCATTAATATTTAATGAAGTGTTTAAAATAATTGGTATACCAGTTATTTTATAAAATTGATTCAAAAGCATGTAATAAAAATTATTATTATTATAGTTAACTGTTTGAATCCTACAAGTGTTGTCCACGTGTGTAATAGATGAAAATTTTTCTTTTTCAAATATTTCTGTTACAAATAACATATATTCGCTTTTTCCTTTGAAGTTAAAATAATCACTTACATGCTCTTCTAAAACAGTGGCTCCAAATGGTCTAAACCACTCTCTTTTTTTTACCTTATTATTTAAAATTTCTTTACCATTTTTAATAGTAGGATTCATTAAAATAGATCTATTGCCAAGAGCTCTTGGACCTAATTCACCATGACCCTGATACCATCCTACAATTTTTCCTTTTGCCAATAATTCTGCGGTTTGATTTATTGTTTCTAAAGTTGGTAATGAATCTGGAGCAACATCATCCTGCCAATATGGAAAATTAGTATTTTCAAAAGGTTCTTGATTATAGTGTTTTCTTAAAAACTCTATTAGACCCAAAGATAATCCATCATCGGGACAATGGGGTGGTATTATTAAATTATTAAATTGTTTTTTTAACAAACCATTAATCACTGAATTTTGAGCAACTCCACCTGAGTATGTGATAATATCTTCTTTATCAGCGTTTTTTTTAAAATGATTTAATATTATGTTCTCACATTTGTGATGAATAGAAGCTAATCTATTAAGAGGATTTTTTTCTTCTTTGGTATTTAAAGTATAATATTTTCTATCAGAAAATAATTTATTTATTTCGGTTATATCGTCTTTAAATAAATTACAAAAATCATTATTTACTTTTCCGTATGATTTTAAACCCATTAATTTTCCAGCTAAATCTAAAATATGCCCGGATATATTATTACTATTAGCTAAAGAACCCAACATCCTACCTATAGATTCAGCGTCATCTATACTCCAAGATTTTAATAATTTATTATTTTTAAATATTGAATATGTTTTTTCAAAATCTCCTACACCATCCAATACAAAATCTACATCAGATTTATTTGTTAGTGGCCACAAGCTTAATACATGTGCAAAATGATGGTCTAATTTAAAAAACGGACATTTAAATTTACTAAAAAACCAATCGTTAGGTTTTAATTCTTCAATTAAATTTTCCGTGTAGTAAGGGAGTTCAAAAAAAGACATATCGGTAACATATGCAACAGCATTAATATCTGAAATATTAATTTTCCATTTATCTAAAACGTATTGTATAAAATAATAATCAATACAACCAAAATGTTTTTGATTAAATTCTCTTTCAAATTTTATATATTTTATTTTTTTTCCAGAACTATATGAAATATTAGCATCATGATTTCTAAAACTTAATCCTAAAAAATTCACTTTTGTATTCCGTATAATAATCTTTTATCTTTAAACCATTCTTTATTTAATCCATTTTTATCTACATAATGTAAAAATGTTTGTGCATGCCAGTCTCCTTTAAATTCTTCTCTCCAGTGTTCTATTTCACATCCTAAGTATACTGCAGCATCCCCTGGCTCCATATTTATTTCTGTTCCATTCATATAAATTGGCCATTTATTTCCGTCAGATCCTATCATTACGGTTACACTTATCTCACAGGCAGGTCTATCTTTGTGTTTTTTAAGATCCGCATGAACTGTATACATTCTCCAAAAAGCATATGTTGGAAGTAATTCTAAACCGGTTTCTTTTTGCATTAGTTCTAATTTATTAACCATTAAGGATTCCATTAAAGGATCTCCATAAAAAAAAGTATCACCATTATCATTTTGTTGAAAATCAAAAGAATCAAAATTAATTCTGTGTTTAATTCTACAATAATCTGTTAATAATTTAATTTCTTCTTGTTTTAAGAAATTTTTTATTAATTTATATTTAAAGTCTTTTATAGTGCCCATGCTACCACTGAATACCTTTTTCCTTTCGTCACTGGTTTTACTGTATGTGGATATAAAAAATTACTTGGCCAAATAATCATTCTATTTGGTTTAACTTCTACTTCCCACTCACCTGATCCATCGGGATTTCTAAAACATAAATTACCACCTTCATAATCATTATTACGAAGTAAAATACAACTCATTGTACGT